TTCCTACACATTTGTATGATTTCGATTGAAGAGGAGGTCCAGGTGTAGAACAATTTTGCTGGCATTCCTGTATCGATGGGTATCTTCCGGGACCCGGAGCCTGGTTTACACGAACACATTGGTTCTGATTACTGCCAAATCCTTTACCGACGCATTTGTATGAAGATTGTCCCAAAATGGGATGATCACCACCACCACATGTATTGTGCTCATCATCATAATTACATAGCTTGCGATAACCTGTTGAATCACATCCAAGACAAGTCATTTATAATTAAATAATATAAAAATTTTATTATTTAAACATATCATCACCAATTTGAAAATGAGTAAAGTTAGCCCGAAAAAAATATATATCAAGGAGCTAAATTTAGAATTGCTTCAACCGAACACCGAAACGTATATGAAGCCTGATCAAGGAGGATCCAAACACGTTGTTATTGGTAAACCAGGTACAGGAAAAAGTACATTAATTGCTGCTCTTCTTTATTCTAAAAGACATATCTATCCAGCAGGAATCGTTTTTAGTGGAACTGAAGACAGTAACGGTTTCTATAAACGTATGTTCCCGAATACGTTTATTTTTACAAAGTATGATGAAGATCAACTTCTATCGTTCATTAAGCGTCAAAAGATAGCAAAAAAACATGTAGAAAATCCATGGGCGGTATGTCTACTTGATGATTGTACAGATAATCCGTCAATATTCAATAAACCACTTCAACAGGGTATTTACAAGAACTCTCGTCACTGGAAAATGTGGTATATTCTTTCTCTACAGTATTGTATGGATGTCAAACCTGTTATTCGTACAAATGTTGATGGTACATTTATTTTACGAGAACCCAACCTTAAGAATCGTAGATCGCTATGGGAAAATTATGCTGGTATTATACCGGATTTTTCGCAGTTCTGTGATATAATGGACCAAATTACTGACGACTATACCGCATTGTATATCCACAATGCGACTATTAGTAATTCAATCGAAGATTGCTTGTTTTGGTTCAAAGCCAAGCCTGTTCCTAGCGGATTTAAGTTTGGGTGCCCAGACTACTGGGATTTTCATTATTCCAGATACAATTCTGACTACGTTGAGCCTTTCTTACCATAAGTAATTGTATAAATAATTTATAAGGTTTAAATAAATATATGTTATAATACAGAAATGAGTATTATAACTACAAAAGAAACCTTATGTATCGATGATATTACCATTACATCAAGAAAACTTGATGGATATGTGAACGCTACACAGTTATGTCAAGCTGGTAAGCGTTTATTTAGCACATATTTTCGAAGGAAACGAACGAAAGATTTTTTTAATGAATTATCTCTGCAAGCGCAGATTTGCACGAGCACTTTTGTTAAATTTGAACAAAAAACAAGCAGGAATAAAGTTACTTGGGTACATCCCCAAGTAGCCATTAACATTGCTCAATGGATATCACCAAAGTTTGATCTTATGGTATCACGCTGGATATACGAGTTAATGTTGTTTGGGAATGTGACTTTAGGTAAAGAAAGATCAAATGAAGAGTTAGAGGAAAAATTAAAAGATGCTAATAAGATGATAGAAACATTAAATGAAAAGTTGTCCACAATGAATATAGAATATAAAAAACTTCGAAAATGTCACAGAGGGGTACTTAAACGCAAATCTGTTCATTATTTTAAGAAAGGGAAGTGTTTTTACATCATTTCCAATACCCAGGAAATAAATCACGATACACGGGTGAAAATAGGAATATCTACGGATATTAATACCAGACTGAAAAATCATAGAACAGCGATGCCATACTTGAAATTGCATTATTTGGTATTTTTGGACAAATTTACTTTACTTGAGAATATCATGAAGGAACATTTTAACCCAAATCTCGATCCTAACAATCATGAATTTATTTCTGGTATTTCTATTCAAGATATTATCAAAAAAGTAAAAGAATGTATTCATTTTATAAAGTCCCCATATACAGAAGAAACATACGATGAACTAACTAAGTATAATGTAGATACTAATACAGAAGAAGTTAATGATACGATTATTGATGAAGAACTAGTTGAGGAAAAAGAAGAGATTTTGGAACAACCCGTTATACCAGAACCTATCGAAGAGTACATCAAAAGATGTGCTGGAAAGTTTCACGAGACTGAGGAAGATCGTATGTTAGATTCGTCAATGTTTCACAAGAATAGGGCATGCAAGGACGGGTTTGCGACATATTGTAAAGAATGCGCGTCAAAAGCTAGATATAAAGATAAGAATAACTTGGAACGGAAGAAATTGGAGTACGACAGAGAAAAATTTAAATACTGCCCTGGTACGACACACGCATGTCCTGAAGATAGAATAATTTCTCTTGATGATTTTCACAGTAACAAAGCAGCAAAAGACGGAAAAAGTCCGTATTGTAAGGAATGTATAGGAGTTCGCAAATATGGAGAAAAGAGAAAGAAACGAAAAATAGTTTATAAAGATCCTCCTAAAAATGTTAATAGTGACATTCATAAATGGTGTTCAACATGCGAAAATGTACTTGAAAGAAAAATGTTTCATAATAGTAACTCGTCAAACGATGGTCTCCAAAATCGATGCAAAAAATGTGCTAAGAATAAAAGATTAAAGTAATTTTATCCATAAATAAAATTACTATTAATATAAAAATTGAAAATATATTAACGTTTTCCTAAAATATACACAAATGGGAACCACAAACTACTTTGCGAATATTTTACTAACTGCAGACCACCCAATGGGTCGTATGCACGCTCCTAAGAGGAAAAAGGGCGATTGGTTTCATTCCATCAGTGTTTTCACAAACGCTGATATTGACGCCCTTCCAGTCGGAGGACCATCTATCAAGTGCTTTGTAATCCATTTTTTTGGTCACAAGGGTGGTCCTGTACTGGATATGACCAACACATCTATTCGATGTGTTAAGAAGCATATGGGGAAGAAGTTGTACAACGTCGCTGCATGGGGTAATTCTGTTGCTGTCATTGGTGATATTCGTACAGAGAATGGGTACGAGCCCGGGCACGGCATCACTAATCTTTCCATTAATGAAATCAAAGCTGCTGCTATCGGCAAGTGGGGTAACGAGAAGATCCCTTACGCCCACCAGCGGAACGAGTCGTACAACTGTGTGGCATTTTCGGATGACATTCTTGTGTGGGCGGCAAAGAAGAGATGGAACCAACGCATTGAGGAGATGCACAACAAGTACGGGTTGTACATATAAATTGCGATACTCTTAGTATATCGCAATTAAAAACTTAAATAATCCCACTGATAAATAAATGCCTGGATTACTCATAGACAGAAAAATTTTGGTTAAACATAAACTCGATAAACTCCTTCATATTTCTGGATCTCCTCCAAAAACTAAAGACGACGTTGGAGTTATCTTCCTAATCCCAAAAAAGCAATATACTTCTCTTATCCAATTATCTTCTGGTGATGAAAAGATTGCGTATATTAGTTCCGATTCCTTTGTAAAAAGCGTTTATGGTTCTTATTTTGTTATTTACAACGAAAAGAAAAAGATATGTGAGATCAGAGGGCATGTGAAAGATCCTGAACATTTGGATGATATTCTTTGCTCTCTTGTCAAATATTTACCTAACGATATCAGAGTTTGGGCTGGTGTTATACCCAATGACAAGATTGATACATATATTAAAGCAGGGTTTGATAACCCACATGTAGCTGATCACAGCCCTCTTGATCATAAGTTTGGCTATAAAGGAATAGTGTTCTCTAAACACAACACCAAAAAACGATCTGATAAGACATCTGTTCGTAATAAACTTGACCACGTGGTCAACCAACCTGGTAACGTATGTAATATGTATGCTAGATTTACACCGAAAGCCGTAGCTTATTTGAAGGATATTAATGATCCGAATAAAAAGGATCAAAAAGAATTAGCTGGATCATTACTTGTCAGTAAAGTAGTAAAAAAGGGAAATAAAACAGTATTCGAATTATCTCCAAATCCTAAAAGTGTTATATCTGGTGAAGATGAGGAAGTTGACGCTGTCTGGAGTAGATATAATTTCCATACTCATCCCAAAAAAGCGTATGATAATCATGGTGTTGTAAGAGGATGGCCTTCGTCACAGGATTATGTAGGATTTTTAGGATTGGATAACCAAACTATTTTCCATACAGTTGTTACATTAGAAGGGATTTATATGATATCCCGAAGTCCTGAATACACTGGAAAGCTAAAGGATGTTAGTACAAAATTTGTGCGTAAGAATTACGATATTAATCACGAAAGTAAAATATCTTTTAACGAATATGTTAAAAGGATTAATGCTAAAAAGTATAAAGGAAAACAGCTGTTTATCGTGAATTATCTGCCATGGCACAAAGCGAGTACATCATTCCCTGTATATTATGCAAAAACTAATGATAAATGTTTAGCAACAGAAGAGAGTTTTAAAATGTATAATTAAAATACTTACTTCCATCCTCAGAACGGTGTCGAAGCGGGTCATGTAGATACTGGATTTGTATTGAATGCTCAGAAACTCGTAGGTGGAGGTTGATCTAAAACAACAGCGGATGTAAATGTGTATGTACGTTTAACAAAGTCTGATACCAACCCGATTTCTTTGAGTATTTTTTCAACATCTGCGTTGTACATAACTTTACACCAATATAGAACAAATTTTTCTGCGTCTATCTGTGCTGCAGAAAATCCAATACTTTTAATAGAACTTCGCAGATATCCTTTGAACATTCTTAAATATGCTTTTGCTTCTCCTTCGTTACGGAAATTTATTTCGGATACTTTGACTTTCGAACCTTGACAATATATCTTAATGTATCCAATAGGTTTCATATCGGGTTTTATTGAACCATTTGTATGTATTGTATCACCAGATGCTAGTACTGAACCAAAAACAAATATAATCTTATCCTGGTTGCTTTTAATGTGCCATACATTATCTCCGTCTGTGAATACTACATTGATTGAGTTCATCATATGAACTATCTGGGCGTTAGTGTCGTTGCGATCAACGACAAGGAAATTTTTGTATAAATAAACCATTGGCTTTATTTATGCTAATACAATTTTTAAATCATCGATTGATTTTCACAGTTGGTGGAATACCTGCCTTGTAGATTCCCCATGCTAGGTAAATCGGTGAAAAGAACAACGCTAGTAAAAATGGACCCCATTTAAATCCCTTATTAATCACAAAAGAATAATATATGGCAACGAATGCGATCATGCCCCAAAATATTGACACAATTGTTTTCCAACTTGATCTACCCCCGTCATCCCCATCGTATTTTTCCTTCTTCTTCTTATAAACCATTTATAATAACACAACAAAAAAAAAATTATACATGTTTTCTACGAAGATATGAGAGAATATCCTCAAGTACACAAACATCGAATTTATTGTACCTGGCAATATCGTTCATAACATGACACGTCGCTGGATTTTCTTCATCTTCGTAACATTTCCATGCGTTCACCATTGCTGTCATACCAGATGTGCATTCACTATCCAACTTTGTACTAATCAATCCATGCTTATACATCGCCTTAGCAATCGGTTTAAGACCAAACTTGAAACAATCCTTAATAACAATTGGTTCCTGTTTGAATATTTCACACATGTCTCTCCATTCACCAAGATTCCAGTCTTTGGAGATGCGATCCATCCTTTTAAGATCTCCTTGGCCACAGGCGATATCGTATTGTCTACTTTCCGATCTATTCCAAAACTTGTTCTCTGCACACCAGTACCATACCTTGGGGGTTTTCTGTTTAATTATAAAACTGTTAAACTCGTCCATAATTCTGTACTCCTCCTCGTAAGTTGCATCGTTGCATGTGAATCTCTTATACTTCCATTCACTCTTCACCTTATACCAAACACCAATCATAAAGATCATATCCGTCTGTAGTTGTCTCGGTAGTTCATCAAGAGGAGAGAAAATATCAGATAAAGTCTCGAAATCAACAAAAATTTCATTACAAGATTTCTTCCAGTTGTACATATCGTGCTTAATCTTTTTCGGGCGTATCTTATCTTTATTCTGCCTGTTAATGGACAGAATACTATCTATAATTGGCGCTCTCACTCCTCTCAATCCAATATTCTCGCTTATACAATCGGGATCTCTCCAACTTGTGATACCATTTTTAATACCAATATTTCTGTGTTTCATTCCACAGTACCAAATTGATGTAATCTCTCCAATGTTCTCAGCAATCTTTTCCTTTATTCCTTGCCACTTACCAGAATCATGACACATATTCGGGTACAGTTCTGGACGGGAAGGGGGATCTACTGACCATTGATGACCGAACTTCTTGTTATCACAGATCCATTGAAGAGCATCCTTAGTTTGTTGAACATAGAACTTGTCTACTTTATCGTAATTAATGACACCCAACTTATCCAAACACGAAAAACTACTATAATTGATATCTTTCTGTGTATATCTCCAGCGTCTTCCCAAAATGAAAGCATATGGCGATGTATATCCCTGAATATGACCAATAGCTTCGTTATAAATCCAACACTGGGATTTGTACGCTGGATAACTACCAGAGTTTAGGATATGTCTACCATCTGCTCGAAGAGGTAAAGTAGAGAATTTTACATCTATAACAACGTAATGAAACTCATGGCCAAGTTTCGGCGCCGGTATTAACATTTCTTCACCTGTTAGAGGATTATCATCAACTAACAGACCTAGAAAATCACTTCGGATAAGAATATCAATAATACCATGTGTACGATTTTTTGGATTTCTAACAGGAGCAGAGTGAATAACGGGTGTGCCTGCTTTCATAAGATCTATTGTCTGTTGTACAGTTTCATCTGTAATTTTTTCAGAGACAGTGACAACAGGTAACCGATGACTATCAATATATTCAACAAGTTTATTCTCAAACTCTATCCCCCTCTCCATAATAAAGCTAACGAATCCTTGTCCAGTTTGTGATGAACTTGAACTTGTCGATTGTCTTTCATGATGTACCTTTAACCAATCGACCAATGCGTCGTTTAACATATAATTTCTTGTACATGTCGCAGGTATATAATCTAAATCAGTTACTCTTCCTCTCCCAGGTAATGGAACTGTCCATAGTTTGGGTTTCTTTGATCGGGTGCAATAGGCTACCGCTTGTTCTACGAATTTTCGTTTCATTTTATTTCCTTCTATTTGTCTTTAGATTAGGGCATTTGTATATACGAATAGTTATATTTAACCCATTTGTTTGGTTTGATTAGTTGTCATTTAATACCATGATTGTCATGTATCACAGTACCGACCTTGTATGTTTCAGACGTCGAGTCATGTAGAATTTTATATTTATGTGACATTTATAAATAAGGGATATATTAATAAATGTCAAACACGTTCATAAACGTACATACGTACGATGGAAAACTAAAGGATCTATTCAAACCAGTTAGGTCTTATACTATTGAAGAGAAAAGAGATAATTTTTCCCAACTAATTCAGTTGCTTACTAACCCCGCTGCGATTGCTACAATACAAATTATGATCAAAGATCTTGATCAACCAAACGGATCGAATTTTCATCCAGAAAATAATGTTGACTCATCAGATATATTGATGGAACTTATACAATGGGTTAGTAATCCAGATGTATTGAAAGCGTTGAACGAGCAACTTGCTGATACACGAAACCTAGGTATATGCAACTCAGGAAGAGTCACACGACTGTTACAACTTTGGTTAGCATTTGTTGACTACGAGGATAAAAAAAAAAAATAATGTTGATGAAGAATAAAATGAATAATCTAGATCAAACATTTAAAGTTAAGTGTGTTGACGACAATGGTTGCCAATTAGGCGCAAAATGTAATAAAATTACAGGAGAATGTGAAGCTCAAGACTGTCGTGAAATTCCTTGTCAATTTGGTGGAAAGTGTAATAAAATTACAGGCAGATGTTACGGTCAAGACTGTCGTCAAATTCCTTGCCAATTAGGCGCAAAATGTAATAAAATTACAGGAGAATGTGAAGGTCAAGGACTTCCCGATACAAATATATGTGATAGCCAAGAAGCGTTTAATCACGCTTTCTATAGAGCACTCAAATATACGCGGAAAAAAGATGATAAAAAAATCGCAGGAGTACTTGCAGTTTACTTAGTTATCCATACAATTTTCTTAATCTGGGGTATTGTCTTAGCATTTAAATCACAGCCACCACAAAATCGAGTTGTTCATGTCACGTTAGCAATAGTTTTTGCACCAGCATATGTACTCGCATATTATTTGAATATGTTTTGATTTATCCTAAGAATCCTGAATAGTTTTTATTTATATTTGTCTAATATAAATATGCCAAAATTATCATATTCAAGACTATATGAAGAAGCGATCGATAACATTATGGCTACCAGGAAAATAGAAAAACTTGATAATGCTTTGTGGGAACCATATCACAACGCTAAAGCTAAATGTTCCAAATCCATTGCACGAGGCATTAAGATATTACTCTTAAATGCCCCATGCAATGGATTTGGGGATTTGATATTCGCCCTAAAACTCAGTAAATATCTCGTAGAATGGTATGGAGCTCAAGTAACTTTAGCAACTACGTTCGAAAAGGGATTGTTAAACCTTGGTGCGGATCCTAAATACGTCGTTGGTCTTGTAGGAGGAAATAGATCACAGTGTAGACGTTTTGCAAAGCTTAAATTGAATAAGTCCGTTCCTAAACAGGATTTAATTCTGGTCGCGCCTATCCAGATAGATTTCGGTCCATCTATTTCTGATGTGAAGAAAATGATACCTTATGCTAACAGATGGAACACGTTCTCATTCTCAGAGTATAATGATAGCATCAACAAGAATTTTACTTTTAACACAGGAGTTGGTGGTGATCGAGATGGAGTATTACTCACGAAACCCACAAAAACTCGTGGAAAACCCAAAGGGTTGAAGAATCCTTATGCTGTTATTTATGTAGCAGGATCTTTATCTGGTGTAGAAAAATGCATTGTATCTTTTGTCGAAATGATTGCAAAAAAATATTATAAGAAACACAGAAAGTTGGATGTAGTTATTCCTCCGTGGTTCGTCAAGGAGAATGTTGATAAACAATTAAGATCAAAAGTTGCAAAATACTATCCAAACATTTCCATTGTTCAGAAAGATAAACAACCGATTGAGATATCTGAGGGATACGATAATGATAACACATTAACATTTCGATGTGACATTCTACCTGTTCCTAATAAGCTGATGATGCAATTGATGAGTAATAGTATTGATGATATTCTACTCACTGGTGATCAAAGTATCACAGATGCTCTATCATGTTGTTCAAAAAAGAATATCTTTTATCAGATTGCTCCATGGAAGAGTGACTTGGGAAAGAATCTTGCAAAGGAATTGCCCAATATTTATTTAAAGAAGGTATCAACTTCTTGTGGCACTCTTAAGGCTATTAGTTATAAATCAAACTATGCAAAGTTTGTAAAGAAATGGGATTTTAGATATCGTGCGCGTGGAAAATTGGATGCCATTGTTCTTTCTGCATTGGCAATAAAGAATGATGATGATATTGCCAAATTGACAAACCTAATCGCATCTATGAAAACACTCCCAGGTATCAAACGTAAAGTGGGACATGAAGAGGAATATAGTCCAAGCCCCGTCAAGAAGAAGCGTTCTATTAAGAGGAGTAGACGTCGTAGGAGTAATAAGAGGAGTAGACGTCATAGGAGTAATAAGAAGAGTAGACGTCGTAGGAGTAATAAGAAATGTTTGTATGGGGTGAAGAAAGACGGAAATTGTAGGAAGAAACCTGGTCCTAAGAAATGGAAATAAATTTTTAATTATATTTATACTTAAAAATTATTCTGCGTTAAATAAAACAAATGTTAAGATCAAGTTCTATATGCGCATCGTTTCTGTATAATTACTTGATGAGTGATAGTGATTGCAAGGATGAAAATGGACAACCACTGGATAAAAGTGTCCAGAAACTCCGCTGTTTGACGGACACATTGGAAAGTTATGGGGGTGTATTAAGTAAGCTATCACAGATGCTTTCACTCAACGATCAGAACAGCGCAGTATTCTCAGATTGTAAACCATTTTCAAAGGAAAAAACAATCAGTTATTTTAAGAATTTTATTGACGACTCTGAATTGCAACTTCAATCAGTTAATTTTGATGTATATAAAAGCGGGAGTGTTGGACAGGTCCATAAAGCTATGTATAAAGGTAAAGACGTGGTTTTTAAAGTTCAATATGTTGGTTTAGCTGAACAAACACGAACAGATTTGAATATGTTAGATACGATTACTTCTTACCTTTATTACTTTGCTGATATGAAACATGCTATGATAGACATCAAGACGAAAATGTACGAAGAGCTGGATTATAAAATGGAGGCTACAAACCAAAAACGTATGTACAGGCTCTATAAGGATAGTGATTTTATCGAAATCCCTAAAATAATTTCTAAACTTTGCACTGACACTGTTTTAGGAATGTATTTCGTTAAAGGTCGCTGTCTTCGAGATTTTATTGATGATTCTACACAAGAACAGAGAAATAAGTTTGGTATGTGTGCTGTTAAATTTGTATTTGAAAATATATACAAGCATGGTATATTATATTCTGATGTTCACTATGGTAATTTCTTAGTTAAGGATGATTCTACTTTATGTGTATTAGATTTTGGATGTTTACATGATATTAATGAGACGTTGCTCAATCATATTCGCGATTTGCATCGAAGTATTAGATCAGGAGATAAAGATAAATTCTATCGTATTGTAGAGGAGATGGGAATCATTAAAAAAGATATTTCTGAATCGTCTAGAAAATATATCTATGATTATTTTTGTATTCAATATGAACCATGGACATCAGAAGAATTCGAATTTACAGATGAATGGCTAGACATGGCAACAGATAAGGAAACTGATCTGATGAAGGAATGGACACTGCCTCAGGATATGGTATACTTTAATAAAATACCATATGGAATGTATCATATTTTAACTAAACTTAAACTAAAAGGGAGATTTTTGGAAGTATTTGATGCAATATTTGAGAAAATAGTTTAATAAAGAAATATGTAGAATTTTTTACCAACTCCTTTTTTTCGGAAAAAGGAGGAGATGTTTTTGTACTTTCCTAAAAATTTGATATCGTACCCCTAATTAAAATCCCAACACACAATTTTTGTGTTGAGGTAGAAAAGTGATTTTTTTAAACTGTATCAGTATAAAAACGCATTATCATATTTCATTAACTATTGAATCAATTTCACTACGTTTCATTGAATTAATGAAACGTAGTTAAAGAAACTGTTATTTTATTATAAAATGGAATGTCATTATTGTAACAATAAGTTCTCCAGTAAATCCAGTTTAACTAATCATCAAAAAAGGACTAAATATTGTTTAAAATTACAAGGGAAAACTTCAATTTCATTTAACTGTTCTGGGTGCGACAAAAAGTATACATCAAAGGAGAACGTAAACTATCATCAAAAAAGCTGTATTTCTTATTTATTAATCGATAAAGATAGAATATACGAAGAAAAGATATCATTTCTACAAGAAGAGTTGAAAAAGAAAGAATTAACTATTCAACAACTCCAGAAACAGATGTAAGAGGTTGCGTTAAAGGCTGTATCGCGCCCTACTACATCGAATAAAACCCAGATCAACAATTATATCCAGAATATGCAACCTGTAACAGAAGAACTTTTACAGAAGAACTTTTACAGGATAATGTACATCATCTTACTATAGAACATATAAAGAAGGATATGCAGAATATGCATTAGAATACCCATTAAAAGACCGTTTACTATGTTCGGATTATTCTAGGAGAAAAGTAAAGTTCAAGGATAATGATGGCAATGTAATTACAGACCCAGAGATGACAACATTAGCAAGAAAGTTTTTTAATTCGATAAATGATAAGAACAAGGAGTTAATATGTAAGTTAGCTAATGAGTTAAAAGAGAAGCTGGGTGATGATAATGTGATGGACACTGTCGTAAGATTGTTTGATTACAAGTCTGATATAGAAAAGGGATCGGATGGGGAAAAACAGAGTTTCAGCATGATTTTGTGAGACAAGTATGCAGTCAAACGATAAAAGAGTAAGTTAATTTTATATAATATGATAAACTAAATGGTCGATTTGAAGGAAACTTTTAAACAGTTTATGTTGACATCAATATTAGGATTAGGTTCAAAAATTTTAACTATTTTCATCAGTGGATGGCTTGATTCTTATATGAACCACGCTGTTGCTAATTTTATAGGTTTATCATTAAACGCTGCATTGGATTTCTTTATGATGAAGAAAGTCTTCAAAGTGGAAGAACAAGAATCTAGTCAGTTTGTAGTTAGATACACAATAACGGTTATTACAGCTGTTATTGTAGCACAACTACTATATATGGCAGTACATGCATATATACACAAATACGATACGGAATGGGAGAAAAAGAAATGGGAGAAATACGTGTTTTGGATACGTTATATGACCGGTGCAATAGCATATGGATTTGTAGAGTTTCCGATGCATAAGTTTTGGGTATTTAAAAAATAACAATCCTTTTCAGCAAATGGATACCTTGAACCTAAACGATTTGGATGCATATCTTTTGGCACAAAAGGGTCGTATTATTCACCAAGTCTGGTTTGGTACAATACCGAATAAAAAAGAAGCAAAAAAAACATACGATAAGTTCAAAATATACCGTGATAGTTGGAAAATTAAAAATCCGACTTGGTGTCATATGGAATGGAGTAAAAAACTCTCAGAACAGATTACAAAAACGTTCTTTCCAGAACATTGGGATTTATATAAAAAATACCCTTACGAAATACAACGGTGTGATATGATTCGCTACTTTTGTTTGTACAGATACGGGGGTATCTATGCAGATATGGATTATTATTGTAGCAAATCGTTCGATGAAGCATTTACACGATTTACAAATGACTTTTACTTAGTTAATACACCTAACGTTGGAAGTAGTTATGTAAGCAACTCATTAATGTACTCTAAACCGGGTCACGTTTTTTGGAGACGATTATTTCTAGAAATGGAGATGAGCCAAGAATGCCCTGTATATTATAGCCGACATATGATTATCATGTATACTACCGGTCCTGGTATACTAACACGTGTTTACAATACGAATAAAATAAAAGATCGATTGAAATCTCTTCCCCATAAGCTATTTCACCCCCATGGTATCTCTGATAACATCATGAGTTTACGCAACGACAAGGTTTATGCTATTCATCTTGGTAAAGGTTCATGGGAGAAGAATGATAGTAAAATTCTGATCTACTTTTATAAGGAGTGGAAATTTATATTATTTATCGTATTTATTTTAATTGTACCAACGCTTCTATGTAGTCTTATAGTTAATAATAAGAGTAATAATAAGAACAAGTAATACTGTTCGAACTTGATCAGTTAATGTACGTGCGTATACTGGGAATTTAGATAAGAAGGAATAAAGCAATGGGATAAAAATATACATGTTTTTACTTTCTAATCCGATAAGTGACCCTATAAGCGCCCCTAACATAATAATAGGTTTGGGTACTCGTGGATAATTAGCATATATTACAAAAACATGTTGATATATGATAATAATTCCAATAATATTGATCACAACATTATCGATGCATTGGAGGGATAATCCAAAAAGAGAAGTAATAATATGAAATATCAACATATTGATTTATAAATTCGGGACCAAATTTATAAATGTATTTATTACTGTTGATTGTTTTAGTAAGATTACTAATTTATTTATACCCATTTACTGTTACTGAAAAACTTCCATACAAAATACAACAGTATTCACACCATAATGGTATACCCCTCTTAATACATCGAACTGAAAATAATCGATATACAAACAGGAAAATGTTTACATATTGTCATAAAAAATGGGTTGATTTAAATCCCTTATATCAAATTCGATGGTATTCAGCAAACCAACGTGAATCGTTTCTTAAAGAATTTGATGTAAACGCGTATAACGCATATAAAACTCTAAAACCAGGCGCGTTTAAAACAGATTTATGGCGATTGTGTATTCTATATCAATATGGTGGGATTTATGTGGATGCCCATACAACACCATTCAAATCACTAGAGTCTATTATCAAATATACTAGAAACCAAGAACATAATTTTATATCAGCTCTTGATTGTAAGGAAGCTGGAGGTGGAATACATAACGGTTTTATGATTTCTTCTTCAAAACATCCTTTCTTAATGCAGTGTATTAACGACATTGTTAAAAATGTTGAAACGCACAATTACACTGATCATACACTGGGTGTGACAGGCCCAGTATGCTTATCTCGTGCTATACATAAAGTAGTTAACAATAAGAATGATTTTCGTGTTGGTTATAACTATTATGGACAGTTTACATTTTATTTACTGAAATTTGAATGGGGTATATCACAGTATATTATCGATAAAGGAAGTATAGTCATGTCGAAAAAGTATAATATACTTGAATATCTAAATAGTAAAGTTATAAACAAGAAAAAAGGCTATAATTATATGTGGAAAAACAAACTATTATATGAAGATTTATAGCAATATAAAATTGTGATAAATGCTTGATATTCGCAAAACAACCCAACAATTTTTTTGGATGGATAATACAATATATATAATAGCTTTTATACTAATGTACACTATAGTAAAAAAACCACAGAAATTAAAAGTTATATATACGGTTTTATGTTGCGTTGGGATATCTCTTTTATTTACATTAGACGGTAAATATGGGCTTAAACTAGAAGGAAAGGGTGACAACAAAGTACTTCGTATAAATCCGGAAAAATTGAAGGAAAATTGTCATAGAGAATTGTACAGATATATGGACGATACATGTTACTATAACAATATTTGGAGAATATCACTTCTATCTGCACTGATAATAACACTTTTTATGCTTCCATTCATAGACAATGATAAAGTTAAGTATATGCCGTATATAATCACATGTTTGGTAGCTGTGATATACCATGCATGGAAATGGAAATTAACACATTCTTACTATTTTGTTTTCAAAACTGTAAAGGATGTATGTAGTCATCTTGAGAGGAATCCAACAAAATTATACAAACCTATATCTCACGCAGGAATGACAAAATAACTATTTATAACCAACATATTATAAATACAAATGATTTGGATTATTTTTATAGTAGTATGCGTGTATTTGTTTGGGTATTCTTTGTTACATAAGATAGTATTCTTTGTCCTAAAGACATATCATAAATGCCGACCAGCTAAAACACGAAAAAATGCATACTTGTTACCAATACCAAAGTTAAACATACATTTCCATCAAAAATCTAGTATTGCTCTCATTCAACCGGTATATAATGCAAATAACAGAATTTACTGTGACAAACATAATATAGATTACATTCATTATTCTGGTAATATGTTCCAAACTATTGATTATAGTTTTAACAACAGTTCGTATAAGTATGTCGTATATATGAAAAACTATATGAACATAATAGATCATCAAAAAGAATTTAAGCGTATCATTGACCAGGCTGGTGACGTTGAACTTATATTATGCAGAGATGAAAATAGAAAGGATATTAGCCTTAATGTTGTTATTTTCCGTCGCAGTGAATGGACTTCGTACAAATTACGACAACTATATTGGGCTAAAGATGTGAATAATGATCTAATATTAGATCAAATATACACAGATTACGCACGACCAATCTCTAATAATACCATAAATAGCGGATTACCGTATAGACTATGTAATATATGTATATATAATGAACATGCATTTAATTCGTACAGTTCGTGTTTTATACAAACATCTAAGTTGTCCCGTATAGTAATACCAATCTATCCATGGTGTAAAATACCTGGATACGATGAAATTTCATCATATATACCACCAAATACATGTTGTACCAATAAGATACCTAAATATATATTTCAAACGATGGAAACCACTCTTTTACCATCGCAAATGGTAAAAGATATGCGAAAATGGATCGATATGAATCCAGAATATCAATATACATATTTTACCAGTTTGGATCGTATTGAATTCTTAACTAAAAATTTCCATCCCTATGTTGTCAATGCTTATAATAAATTATTACCAGGGGCATATAAAGCAGATCTGTGGAGATGTTGCGTTTTATTTATCCACGGTGGTATATATGCTGATAGTAGAGTAGTTCCTCTAATTCCTCTATGTGATATCATCGATGAATCGGATAAGTTTATAATAGCAACAGAACGAATACCATGCTGGTTATGGAATGGGTTTATGTGTTCAATACCTAGACACAGGGTTCTAAAAAAAATCATTCATTATATATGCCAAGCTGTGCACGCGGGTTATTATGGGGACAACACTCTTGATATTTCAGGGCCTTCTTGTGTTGGGAAAATGATGAATACATATTTAATGAGACCTGAAAATAGTATATTTTCTCCTGGGAATAAAAAATTAGGAGTTAAAATATTATCACTCACAGTGCTATCAAACCCATACCTTAAATATAAGGGGAGAAAAATCATTCGAACGAGAGCAGTAACTGGTATTACAGAGCATAATTTTCGTAGTATATCTGGTATAGAAAAATACGGAGAATCATGGTGGAATAAACGTGTTTATAAACATAATCTTATACGGTAAACAATGTATATAAAATTATGCAATACTGTATATATACGTTTATTTATACTACTATTATGTATCACAAATCTATTATTAAATCGAGGTAAAATAAACTTATTGCTTGTTATTATAGCATTTTTTAACACATTTCTATATGATGAACTAACGTTAATAATGTCTATTATAGTAATAACAGTTGTTTTGATAAAAATCCTTTTGTTAAAAATAAAGATTGAGTATAAAATACCGATAATTGCATGTATAATAGCAGTATACGGAACGAACTTAAAAATCGGACTAACCATATGTAAAATACTTATACAATCTCCTAAACAGAACAATAATGTACATGCTTTAAATGTAAACACTAAAACTATAACAAAGTTATACAATCAAATTTTTGATCTTCATACTAATTTCCACAGATTGACTGATAAACCAACAATATATGTATGTAATTATACGTACGATCGCATGGATAACATCGCATGGTTGTTGATTCCTAGATCTGTGTGTTGTATTATGGGAGAATATCTAGTACCTGTATTTGGACGAATTGTCAAGCATGTCATAGGAAAGAAAGGAAGATCTGGTTCATTTAATCTTTTAAAGGAAACGATAAAGGATAAAATGTCAAACGGATTTTCCATTTTAACTTATGTCACTACCCCACAGGAAAAAATTGGCAATATCGGTAGAGTTAGAACAGGGATATTTAGGATCGCAAAAGAATTAAATATGACAATAACACCTATCGCAATTGATTATATACATTATACCAACATTGGCAATATACCTTATCAGCGATTTGAAATGAGAGTTGGAGATTCTTTTAATGTTACTGATGTTATTATGGATACTCTCAGAACCCGGAGGTTTTTTAAAAACTCTATTAAAGAGTTTAATAAAAATAAGTTTAATTAGAGCGACAACTGCTCCGGCAACTTTCTAGTTGTTCCTTTACATTGGATAATCGTTTGAATGTACCAATCATTGCTAAAATTGCGATGATTACTCCTATGGCAACAACAAAATAAGCTATATTATTACTACATAAACATTTCGCCCAAAAAGAACGTTTTTTATACTGTTTTAATGTATTAATTTTTTTAGTCATATTTATTATTAATAAATAATAAATTTTATCATTTTAATATTATAGGCTGTGTTAACTCACTATAATGTTTATTTACGAATAACTTTACGTGGGTAATTTTATTTATGTTATTGTATAACAGTCCGATGTGATCATTCATCTCATATATTGTATATTTATGATCTTGTAAAATAGGTAATATACTTTTTGTATATTCAATTGGACCAGTCACTTTTAAAACACCCGGTTTTCCAACCCCATATTTTTTAATATCATAATTAACAATATTTTTGATAACATTTTTGATAACATTTTCCAAAAATGGATGATTGGGTTTGCATATAATATGCCATTGTTGAAATTCCCCGTCCTCACTGTCAAGAAAAGAACTTTGACATTGACATTTATCGTGTGTTAATATATATTCGTCATCCTGGCGAATAATTTGATCAAGAGGATATTTCATACCACTTTTAATATCAAAATATGCACCTCCTTCCTTATACATAAGCAGATAACGAAAAAAATCTGCTTTTGCTGCTCCGTATATTGGGTTAATCATATTATATATTTTTAATATATCAGGAGGGTAGTTTTTCTTCATATATTCAACCATATCATCATCGTCTAGAAGAATGTGCGTCCATGTTGGGTTAATTTTTTTTATATACTCTATATTTTCCTGAAAACTGGGGTTAATATTATTTTTATCTTTAATAAGCTGATATACCTTTTTTGGGATATATTTGGAACCAGACAATTCTTTATTTGTAGTCATATTTTCATCAATACGATTATTGTTGTAGTAATTATTATATATAGCACAGCTTAAGTAAAAGAGTAAGAATATCACTATTATGATAAATAATATAAACCATAATTCCATTTTATTAGATAAAAACATAATAAAATTTGCTATGAATCTCTACCCTTGAAATGCCTTTTTGGTGTCATATAATCCTCCCCATACCTCCATGATAATGTTTCATGTATTTTTTCAGGTACTCGTACTGGTATATTATATTTTTTCCATGTAAGCCATGAGCAATTACCAATATAGTCAGTTGATATATCAGATTCTCCATTACCACCAGTTGCGCCGATATATACATTTTTATCTTTGTCAATAGAGTTTAAATATAAATCTGCGTATCTTCCTAAAAGGTAGACTCTGTAAGCTCTCCATGTCATCTTTTCCATTGTATAACCTTTTTTAGCTAAATCTTTCTCGACAAGTTTCATCTTTTCGTGTAATTCTGGTGTATCTACTACGACAACATCAACATCGGTATCCCACCATATAATATCATTTTCTCTCACAATACCCAATAATGTTCCAAAATCTGCCCAATACTCAACATTATTGTTATTTAGTGAGGTGAATAGATCGACTGCTATTTTACGTAAAGTATATTGTAGGTATAATGGATATAAATAGCAGTAAATTACTGCACCAACCAGTATAATTATGAGTATAATATAATACCACTTCATTTATAATATATCAACATATTAATCAGTTTTTTAAAGATGCTGGTAATGGAATACAGTTTGTAATGTTTATTTTGTTAAGAACTTTATCTTCTTTTTTATACATAACATCGAATACATTAGTTCCATAATGATCCATTAACACTTTCCGAGAGTTTTTTGGAACTAATACAGTTGTATCATAAAATTTTGAGTGGGCTAAAGGCTTGATATCACTTTTTTTATAATTAAAATAATCTGTTTGATTTCCGTATTCATCCTTTGCAACCGATATTTCTCCCGGTTCAATTTCTTGGTAATAATCTTCATGATGGTGTGTCTGGAATATCGTTCCGTCTAAAACTGTGTCTAGTCGTCCATATGATATTTCTCTTAATACCTCTAGTATAACAATAAGAAGTATAATAAGAAGTATCTTGGCCCATATCGGAACTGGTAAAAAGATAACTATAATAAATAAGCATATAACAGTAATGTATAAAATGTTCAAGTATGTTTTTTGTTTCCCACTTGTTTTCTTAATATTAAACTCGTATGGAACACCATGTTTGAGTGTGTATTTAAGATTTCTAGGTGCATGTTGAAATTTAAGTATGTACTCGGGGGGTAATTTAAGTCTTTTAAGATGGTGATAATCTTCTGACAGTATACCAACATCTGGGTCAACATCGAATGGTAAAAAGCCTTTATGTCGTGTAATACCTAATTAAAAACCCATCCCGTGCGAATATAGGGATGTTTTGAGCAGTAAAGATATCAAATAATATTTTAATATCATTATATGTATCTTTTGGTACGGTTGCTCTGATATTATAATCACAGTATTTCATTTATTATTACTAATAAATATAATGAATATTGTGAATATACTCAAAAATATAAACATTCCAATATAGATGTATAATTTTCCATTAAATGTTGAGTATAATGGTATAAATTCTCCATTTTTATCCATTTTCTTACCGACAGTATTATACGTCTCATAATTTGTGTTACACCCTTTTGAACCAGGAAAGTGTAGAATACATGGATAACTCCCTGTTTTTTTATTATGTATTATATTATCTTTTGTGAGAACCCATATAGATCCCATATCAGGTTCATATACTGTACCTATTATCTCTGAATTATAATCTAAGCTTAATATATCAGGATTTTTAATCCATATATCATCAAGAGATGATTGATCATCTGTATCAAATGGGTTATTAAGTATCTGTTCATATAAAATAGCAAGAGCACCAGCGTAGCCGACAACACAACCAGCACATGGATATATAAAAGTGTTATTGGAAGGTGATCTTTTTTTACATACCTTAGTGAACATTTTTTTGTTATCAGGTATATCCATTTGGCCTGTACAGCAATTTGGTTCAGCACTTACTATAATATTTTTACCAGTAGCTATAAACTTATCATATAGTTGGTTGGGTGGTTTTACAAATAAAAGATCATATGCGTCGCATAATACAACAATTTGATTAGATTCCTGTTTTCTAACAAAATTAAGATATCCTTCAGTTCTTTGCGACCAACCAAGCCATTTTTCTCCCATTCCTAGAATAGTATAGTCGTAGTTAAAAGTTTTTACGGATAATTCCCAGTTTTTTAACTGATCTTTCATACATGTAGCGTATGTAACAACTTTGATAGACATTTATTATAAATGTCTATTATAAATCTTCATTTATAATAAATGAAGATTTATACAACATTGTTATGTGTGATTATACTTATATGTACAAGTATTCTTATATTTAAATTCGTGAATCCTCATATTGGTGTATCAGTTTTTATTACAGGATTAACTGTGCTAATGTATTTATCTCTAAAAAAGACAGATAATGGCACAATGCCTAGTCATAATTTACCTAAATATTTAATTCCCGAAAAAACAGACACGGAAGAATTGGTGGTTGCGATGTGTAATGAAGATGTAAGTTGGATAGATGAACACGCTCACAAATACAAGTTAGTGACTGTGTATAATAAATGTGGGAAAGTTGTTAAGTTTAAATCTCCTAACGTGAAGGTTATAGAATCTCCTAATATTGGTACATGCGATCACGCATATTTATCTTATATTATAGAAAGGTACGATAGTTTACCGACTTTTATAGAATTTACAAAGGGGTGGAGACCACCCAAAGGGGAATACCATAATTGCTTACCGTGTAAAACGGATAAAGAAAAACATAACGAACTTATGTCTTTTTCGTTAAAAGACTATAATTTTTCCAATCCTGTTAATTCACATAAAAAAGGTTTATCTAAATTCCAAACATCTAAATATAATAATATGGGTGAATGGGTGAAAGATAGCGAATTTCTTACAGAAGACATATATAAGAGAAATACATGTAATATGATATATGGGGGTCAATTTGGCGCAACCAAGGAACAAATAATTAATACTCCTAAAAAAGTGTGGGAACATTTACGTTCACAACAAAAATATCCTAGAGCGGAAGTTGACCACTTTATTGAGAGAACGTGGAGGCCTTTACTATGTGAATATAAATACAATAGATTAACTGATATGTTAAAATATGCTATATATTTCCCACAGTTTCACCAAATTAGAGAAAATGATATAAATTTCTATAATGGGTATACAGATATAATAAATTTGAGGGATTTAATCATTCATAAAAAAGAGACGCCTAGTCATATAGAATTACCTTTAACATCTATCAATGATTATGATTACGTTAAAAATAAAAATTTAATACAATCACAGATAGAATTACTTAAAAAATATGATATTGATGGTTTTGCCACATATCACTATTGGTTTTCTGATAATACTATAACAGGTAATAAAATGATTATGGAAAATATAAATAACAACTTATTGAATAGTGATTTGGGGGATAAAAAAATTTTTTATATATGGGCTAATGAAGATTGGACTTCATCTGTATTAACGAATAACAAAAAGACTGTAATAAAAAACAATTATGATGATGTAAATATTATGGAACATTGTCAGTATTTAATGTCAGTATTTTCAAATCCTGGTTATTTAAAATTTGACAATAAACCAGTTTTCTTAATACATCATTTGAGAATGATTTCAAATTCGATAATAAGTAAGTATTACAATATTCTTAATAAATTATGCAAAGAATATAATTTTGATGGTATATATTTGAGAATTAATAGTGATTATAAAAATATCGAAGATATACCTGAAAATATACGCGACAAATGCTACGATTTGCATCCACAGTATAAAAACCCCGACAAATACACACAAAAAGGGACAGGTATATCATATGTTGATTATAAAAAATATGTAGACGAACTAAATTTATATTATTCAGATATACAAAGTATCTTTTTTGACTTTGATAACAGCGCCAGATTGTTATATAATAAAAAAGATAGGAAACCCACTAAATGTGTTAATAACACAGAAGAAGAGTATAAAAAATATTTTAATAAAATTAAGGAAAAAGTACCTAAAATTTTACTAATAAATGCGTGGAACGAATGGGGAGAAAAGATGCACATAGAACCAAGTAATGAAAAAGGAAACTACTATTTGGAATTAATTAATAATCATCTTAATTTTTCTAAAATTCCAAAAATTATACATAAAGTATTTATAGGAGATAATGATATAGTACTATTAAATAACGCAATTACAAAAACTCATAATAGTTGGTTAAAATATAATAAAGGGTATGAATTAAAATTATGGGCAAAAAATGAATGTCGTGAATATTTGATAAACAATTTTGAAAAAGATGTCATAGATACATTTGTCAGATTAATCCCATATGCATATAAAACAGATTTTTTTAGATACTGTGTAATATATATGGAAGGAGGTTGGTATTCCGATTGGTCTCAAGAATGTTTCGAGTTTAATTTATTAGAAAGATTAGAAAGAGATCGAAAACACCCGTTAGTTACTTTTAAAGATAGATGTGGATATAAATTAGATCATACAAAAAACAATAATTACATTAATAATGGATTTTTTGGTGCGCCAAAGGGACATTTTATATTAAAGGAAATAATACAAAAAATTATTCATAATGTTAAGATAAATTATTATGGAGAAAACAGATTATTGCCTACAGGACCAGGATTATTTGGAAATATATTTTGTAAATATTATTCACCTGTAATTGAAAATTACTATGAATCAAATTTTTATTATATTGAAGAAACCCAGATTATTAAATCTAAATGTGATTGGGTACTAAACAATGATTTTCCAATGGGTAATAGTTACAGAGAACTATGGAAGAAGAAAAAAATATATGCTAATACCACATGATATTGGTTAGGATTTATATAAATCAGTTTTTAATAATTGCCTTACACCAAAAACCGCAACCCTTCCTTGAAATCAACCGTTTGTTCCCATCCTAAGTTCTTCAACTTATCATTACTTATATAATACCTTCGGTCATTATATGGTCTATCCTCGATAAATTCCAGTTCATTTTCCAGAGTGTACCCATCAACCTTCACCAAATCCAATACTAATTTAGCAACATCCAAAACAGTATATTCCATACCCTCATCACATCCGATATTGTATATCTCACCAACAACACCTTTATCCAAAATACACTCAAACGCTTTTACCGTATCATATACATACATAAATGCTCTTTGTGAAGATCCATCTCCTTGTACAGTTAACTTTTCACCGTTTTTTGCTTTTTTAATGAAACATGGGACAAGTTTCTCGTGATGTTGATTTGGCCCATAGACATTGTTACCCCTACTAATAATTACTGGCAACCCATAAGAATGACAATAAGCTTGTGCCATCAATTCAGCACCTGCCTTACTTGCCGCGTAAGGGTTTGTAGGGCATAGTATAGATTGTTCGGTTTTCTTTTTATCTACTGCCTCGCCGTAAACTTCGTCTGTAGAAACGTGTACAAATTTCTCAATCTTTTTATAGTCTCTGACACATTCAAGAAGTTTTTGGGTACCAAGTACATTATCATTTACAAACGTCTCGGCGTCTTTGAAAGAATTTTGAACATGTGATTGTGCGGCAAAGTGTATAACATGTGTAATATTCCTGCTTGTTAGAATATGTGATACCAATTCTGAATCACGAATATTACCTTCTATAAATACATAGTTAGGATTTGTTTGTACTTCCTTATCGATATGATACTGACTGGCGCAATAATACATGGCATCCAGATTTACGATAAGCCAATCTGGTCTATTTTTTACAGCATAGTTCACGAAATTACTCCCGATAAACCCACATCCTCCAGTTACTAATATTCTAGTCGTTGGGGGTTTATTGTAAGACTCTAGACAGTTTCTAACAGCTGTTTTAATATCTGGAATGTCTGGATATTCTGATACTAATTTTGTGGTATCGAGATAATTGTTTGATCTTTCAGATGAAAGTATTTTATTTTGCTCTTCTATTGAAAAGTTTTTCCACGAGAATGTCGGATCTACGATTTCCTTATACATTTCCAAAATCTCATTATGTGAAATAAGACCTGGGTTAGTCATATTATATGTACCGGTTTTATTTTTACACATCATATCAATAACAATTGGCAGTATAACTGGAAGTACAGTCATAGAATTAGGTACATTACATATTTTCTCGTATTTAGTGATCTTGGTAATAAAATCACGTGGGTTGGGTTCAGCTGTTATAGGCATTCGAATACGAAGATTTAGAACATTTTCCTCTAGTTGGTGTAGTAATCTATCAGTAAACCCTTTTACAATTGAATAACCACTCCCGAAAAAATTAGGGGTATCGTTTTCTGTAAACCCATCTTTTTCTTCTCCAAATGGGTGGTTATTATCGTAGGTAAAAATACATCCAGTCCCTAAATAAGTTAGATGTATATTTAATTTGCTACACACCAATGCGAGAGTTAATGGAGAAAAAAGATTATCTCTAACATTATCTGTCAATTTACCTGGTTGTTCTAGATAATCAATAGTTGAATATGTTTTATTTCCAATGGTTCCATGTGTTCTGCCTATCAGAGATACAACGTGAGTTACATCATTATCTTTAATTTCATTAGAAACGTCTTTCACGTTATCCACTCTTGCTTTTCCAATAATAAATAATATTTTCGAGCATTTAAGGAGTTTGGTGAATTGCTGTCCAATCCATCCACCTCCTCCGTATACTAATACTTTCATTTAGCAAGTACGTTATATTATTTTAAATAACAATATTTAAAGTTTGTATGTTACTTTTAAAAATGACTGACACTATTGTATGCGCATCTGGGTATTTTAACAATATTCCCACTTAAATCCTCTGCATTTATTTCGATGACCTATACACACTCTATTTATAGAAGATCTAGGAACGTTAATTGCTTTCCCTGCTTCAACCATACTATTATATTCAGCAATAGTATTACCCAACAAGTCTATCTGTCTCACTTTTCTTCCTATCCTTGTCGATAATCCAGCAAGGAAAGCATGCTTTACATTTTCTTTATGTGTAACCCACTCTAAATTTGATACCGTATTGTTTGTTTTACATCCATCTATATGATTAATACATGGTCTATTACTAGAATTAGGTATAAAATATTTTGCCACCAATCGATGTGTTGAATATGTAACTTGTTTGGTATTTATCCTAATTTTAGTTATAAGATAACCCTGTGTATTTTTCTGATTTTTTATGTATTTACTAGTAATATTATTCTTAACCCTTCCATAATCTGATACACTATAGTTAGAGTTTTTTATGGCTTTCCATTGCTCTCCTGTAATATCAATTCTTTTTCTAGATAATCTTGAATAATAAAATCCATTATATAATTTTCCTCGTTCAATAACTCTCGTAACTGTTCTATAACTTCTACCTAAATATTCAGCACATTTTTGCACTCCTTCAAATTTTTGCAATATATTATCTTCTTTATCTTTCTGTAGTATAATAATACGACCCTTTCGACCCCCTTTATTATTACAGTTTTTTCTGTTAACCCATATTAGATTTTCCTGTTTGTTATTATGTAAATTCCCGTCAATGTGAGTAACCAATTTCTTATTGTATGGGTTGTGTATAAAATATTCAGCTACTAACTTATGTACATAGTAACGCTGATAGTTGCTAGCTCCTTTTGTCAGTTGAATTGTTAGATACCCGCCATGATTAGTAAGGTTTCTAAATGTGCCTTTTTTCTATTGTATACTCTACCCAAGTTGGAAATCTCGTAATTTGGGTATTCTTTGATAGTTTCTAAAAACTCTAGAGTACACATTTTGGTTATATCTTATAAGTCATTTTTATAAATCATTTTAAAAGTATCACAACCCTTTTAAAATTAATATGACCGAAACTATAGTATGTGCTTCCGGGTATTTTAATTGCCTTCACTATGGGCATATTGAATATCTCCAGAAAAGTAAGGATCTTGGTTCTAAACTTATCGTAATCGTTAATACTGATAAGCAATCGTTTTTAAAGAAAGGAACATCTTTCATGCCGGAAGAAGAAAGACTTAAAATCGTTCGTAGCCTTGAATGTGTCGATGCTGCTATTTTATCAGTCGATGAAGATCGCACTGTGTGTAAAACACTTAAACTGATACATCCTCATATATTCACCAACGGTGGGGATCAGACAAACGATAAGATCCCCGAAAAAAGTGTCTGCGATGAAATGGGAACTAAGCTGGTCGATAGTTTAGGGGATAAAATTCAATCATCTTCATGGTTGCTTGCAAAGATAAACAAATAAATAAAATTTCTATAATATAAATGGTAGATGCATGGAATGTGATTTTTACCATCATTAAAGTATTAGCATATTTAATGATATTTTTGATGCTAGTATATATTATTATCGAAGTTCGATTTATAGTGAAGAATTTACCAATTGCATGTTCGGGAAAACAAGATTTTGACCCCACAAAAAAATACAGCGCGTCGTTTGTATTCCCAGGAATGATAGCAAAAGCCACTAAAACAAAATCCATTAACGGAACGATAACAGGAACAAAAACAAACGCGACAACGGGGACATTTTCAATCGCATTTACATCAGATCCACTGGATGGATCAAAGCCGGAAACCACAACTTTTCCCGGACAGAAATATTCATATACTAAATCAACTTGTAAGCTCGCATACACGTTAACAGATGGACCTCAAGGAGTACAACAATACTTAACCAAATTTAATATCGATCTATCCCCATACGTTGCCGATCTGTTGCCAAATGCTGGTTTAAGATTAACAGGTAATTACACTGGTTTAGGAATTTCTATCCCACTTGCTGTGACAGCATATCCATCGTAATTATATGGACCTGATCATATCAATAGCCCCGGCCGCTCCAGATGCGGCAGCTGCGAACTTATAATGGTATACAATCCATAGACCAATCCACGATGCAAGTATTAAGAATACCCCAAACCCTAAGAAAACGTATCCAACTGTATGATAATCATCTTTAGTCAAAGATGCATCGGTTGGGTCATCAGGATTGTAATATACAACAATATCTGTTTGATCAGCATAGTTAGTATTACTATTTGTATCAAAGATTTTGGTATATTTCTTTGATCCGACTGTGTATTGTATCTTAAAGTGACATAGATAACTTCGATTGTTATCTTTATCACTTGTAGACGAACAAGGTGGCACAGAAACAGGTTGTGGAGGATTTTGATTATCAACAGACTTGCCTGTTGTTTTCCCAGTGAGTTTTGTTTTATGTCTAAGGGAGACAATTCCACCTATAATAAGACCAATTCCTATTATAGTACCAAAAATAACACCAATAATAGCCCTAAATCTACCCCAAGCGGCCGCACCAGAATAAATTTCATCACCTAAACCTTTTGTCATTTTTATATAATAAAAATATTAATAAACAGTAAAATGATTATTAATATTTTAGCGATTATATTATTCGTATCTTTACTGGGTGTCTTCATATACGTATTTGCTGTTCCATGGCTCAAAGGTACAATGGTTAAATCTGATGATCCTAATTGTTCTGCACCAGGACCGTGTAAGAAAAACTCTTGGTGTTGTAAGGATCCGAGAGGTGGCGGTGCATATTGTTTATCGAAAGAATGTTCTGATATAAGATTAGAGCAACCATCCGACGAACAAATAAAGTTCTTTAATATATACATTATATGTGTTATTGTGTTATTGATTGTTCTTGCATTGTTGAAACAGTCAATCAAGTAGATCTTTCTTGTATTCGTTTGATAATATCTGACGTTGATATACCACGTGTGTAATCTACACGTTTAAATTTATTAAGTTTCATTGGGACCTCATACATGAAATTGTATGATGTATCGCCTTCATCGTGTGCATGAACGACCAAATCTATATTATGTTCAGACAAAAAATCTTTAGTTATAACTAATGGACATGGGGAAATTACTCTGTCAACATATTTACATGCATCTATTACAATTACTCTATCTTTTAATGGTATAATCGGAACTCTTTTATAAGATGCGGCATCAAGATCAGAATTTAATCCCACTATTAATGTTGTACCGAAAGATGCTGCTCTTTTGAGAAGGTTAACATGCCCGCTATGAAACATATCTGCGACCATATCAACATATATTGTTTTTTGATCCATACTTTAAATTATGGGAATAAAATCATTTTTTTTCAATTCATATAATGTATGTAAATCAATAGGGATATTTACACATTCAGATAACGGTTTCTTTGTAAAGTATGCAATGATAGTTCGACAAACTGCTTGATGACATATAATTAATATTGTATCACTTTCTTTTATTTGATCTAATACTCTAGAAACTCTATCGTATACATCTATATAACTCTCCCCGTTAGGATAACAATTATTAACTTTGTCATTATTACGTTTCATGTATATTTTTGGATAATTAGCCCTAATATTATCCAGAACCAATCCTTCGAAATCACCAGAATGGATTTCGTTTAAATCTTCCCACTCCGTTGGGTTGGAAGTGATACTGCTAGCTGTTTCTTTTGTTCTTATTAATTGACTGGTCCATACAGAAATTTCTGTATGTTTAAAATATTCCCCTAGAAAATCTCGATACTTCACGCCTTTCTCTGTGATATGACAGTCACCTCCAATTATACCCAAAACATTATTGGTACTTTGCCCGTGCCTAGACATATAAATACGCATTTATATGTCTTGATGAATGTATTTAAGTTTATTTTTTGTTTATCAAAAGAAGTATAATTAAGACTAATACAAGTACTCCCATGAGAGCCAATAATAAAGGAACAACACCGCATTTCTTACCACCATTACATTTTATCACTTTTTGAGGAGTTGTGGGCGGGTTTTTCATTGAATTATTATAAGAATCTTGATAAAATGATGCCAATGCACCCAATCGTTCACCGTAAGCAGTAGCGTCATCTTGTAAATATTTCATACTAGGATTCCATGCCCAATTAATACCATCTTTGTCATCCTTAACCATTCCACATGCCCCTTGTCCGCTTTTCCAATTACCTCCACCAATGTGGGAATCACCGAAAGTCATAAGAATTCTTGTCAGAGCATTGAGGGTTGGTTGTGCACCCGATACATATCCACCGCCGCTTGTATAGAAAGTACCGAGAAATCGATCTGATAAATCAAGTGTACCAGCGTTTTTACCAGCATTGAGGATATTTTCTGAAAATTCAAGCATATCTGGTTCAGGATTGCCATTGTATACCCCTGATCATAATGTATACCCGTCAGCATCGGCAACATCTTTAATTGTTGTATCAGATGCTGACTGTTACATATTTACTGGCACATTTCGCAATCCACCCATCTATTGTCGCAGTACTGCCTGTATCATTATGTCCAGCCCATATAATTAAAAGTTGTTTTTTATCTCCCATTGTTTATTTATACCAATGAAATTATTTAATTTCGGTCATAAATTTACTTAAATCAACTGTTTGACCAAGACCCCCATTAAACTGATCACTTGCTAGATTATTAAATTGCCATCCTTTGATTTTATGACCTGTTTTATATGCTGCATATTTGTTATATTCATCAACCATAAGCTTAACAGTTTTAGTAGAATTAAATATACAGTCTTGTACACATTCTGCATCATCGGCTTTACACCCGCACATGCTACTATTAGCTGTTGAAAAAACACCAATAATAGCTTTTAACCATAGATCACTGTTTTCGGTAGTTACACTACTAATTGATGCATCCAATTCTGTTTCTAGATATCTATTACCAGAAGTATCTCCAATTGATTTTCTCCATGCAATAGCAGATTGTATAAATAGTTCACTTGGTTTTTTAAATACACAGCCATTTTTACCACCCCATTTTCCAGAACTAAAATTATAGAGGACCTCAGTATCATAATAATTATCACACCATTTTACTGTGTTACATGAAGAGTCACCGTCGCTGCAATGAACCCCACATCCTGTTTGAATAGCAACATAATCAGAATTAGTAGGATCACATCCAGTGCCTGGTTTACAAACACAACCCATATCTGAATAGTTACACGTTCTAAATTGACTATTAGAATCAACGATCGACAAACATTTAATAAATCCTCCATTAAATAATGTCTGAGTATCTAACATTAAACCAATTGTTTTATTTGATGAACTAGATGAATAAAAATTCAGTGGTATTTTATTTTGAACAATGGTTAAATCAATATTAAATTGATTGTTATCCTGTGAAGGAGCAATATTATGGTTAAGGTATATTTTCTGGGTGCTATCAGGCCATCTAGTATAATCAGATATAACTCCTAAAAACCCATTGGGTGACATAAAACGGGTGTTTATATCATTAAAACCAATCGTCGTTGTTGGTCCAGGTGGTGGGGCTGGATTAGACGATGTTTCACAAAAAACATTTAATTCACCGCCTGGTGTTCCTGCTTTACCTCTTTGTGGGTTTGATCCATTCTGACAAGTAAACGGAGGGTCCCAACTACCGTAACTTGTTTTTGCATAAATATCCTCGGTTGAGAATGTAGTAGGGAAATTCGGGAAACAGTTTAATGTATCTATTTCTCCGACCTTATCGTCATTAATACGACCCGCATCATTTATCACATGGCAATTAAATGCAGGAGGGGCATTTGCTCCAGCTGTTCTATCCCAGTCTGGATACATTTTCATTGGATTTTGGTCTGGAGGTAAGGTATTGAGAGTAAATTCTACATTAAACCAATTAGTCCAATACGCTGCGAATGTTGATGGTGTCGACGGAGTAGAATTAAGGAATAATATGTCATCATTGGCCCATAAGATATCATTATAATATCCATATACCCAATGACCACTTGCAAAATTAACACCCACTGCCGAAATATATAGTTTATCATGAGCTTTACAGCAAATATTTTCAGATCCTTTACCCATCCAACATTCTGTACAGTCTTTATAATAAGCACACTTACCTCCATCATTACAGTAGTGAGCATTTGGCCATAATGGATCTTTTGTTTGAAAGAATCTAAAATATAATTGTTTCTTTTGTTCTGGAGTAAGTTTAAATGTTCCATCTTCAATGCTTTGTATAAACCACCAATTAAGCAAATCATTTTGGGAGTCTAAATCCTTACCTGGAGGGAGTTTAGGATTACCTGTTGAATTGGGGTCAGGAGAACCTGGTTCCGCAAAGTAACCTAATATAGTTTCTACTGAGTTTTTACTGTTTGTTTTGATAAAGTCTACCATTTCTAATGGTATAAAATCTAACCACGAACTAAATGCTTTTTGTGCTGGATCGGCAGCATCCATATTAGGTTCGTACATTTGCATTTTAACATAATTTGAATCTTTTTTAGCAGAATCAAAGAATTTTTGTAATACAGTTCCACCCCATAAATTACCATCAGCCCAATCAACTTTATTAATATCCACATCTTTCATAAATTTACCTGCGTAAGCTTTTTGAGGTTTATTCGGTGATGGTGATACTCCTACCCATATTTCCATATCTTTATCAAAACCTGAAATAGTACCAGACGGGTTTGACGGGTCGGGTCCTGTCCAGCTAATATCAGATTTTATGGGTATAGATGGATATGTTGTACCTGTTAGTTTATTTTGTAACATTGCAATAGCTTTTTTCCCATTTGTCTGATCATTTATAGCTGGTAATAAAAATGTAAGAGTATCGACATCAGTTCTTAAAGCATATTGAAACATATCCGAACTAATATCTCCAACGATACCAACACCAGACTCTCGAAGGCCACCCTCTAATTGATTTCTAGTTGATATGTTCCATGAACCTTTGTATATCGCGGAAGTGCCTTTTCTGTAAAATACACATATTTTTCTATGGGAATGTCTATACTTTTCACCAGGTTGTACTTCACCACTATCATCTTTTGTATCAATTGGTATAACATTCTTTCCACACTGAAGAGCAACATTCGGAAGCTGAAGAATACTTCTCCATGTTTGACAACAATGTGTACCTTTCAAGAAAGTTGTTTCACATGATGGTTGCCATGCTCCATCATCAAAACAACACCAATTAGTTTTATCATCAGCACCGCAAGTATAACCACTTGATCCACCGCATTGAGTTCTGTCAATACCTAAGATAAGTTTAGCTCCTCTACCAACAGCCTTGTTAATAGCATCTTTCATTTCATCGTCATAAGCAGTATAATCTGTCCATAAATACATTATGTCATCTTTATTAGATCTATTAACTTGATCAATAAACCATGTGTTAACATTAGTTAATGTTGTAATATCAGCTGGATCATATGGATTAGGAATACTGAATAAACATGTTACGTTTAATGGTTTACCAGTAGGATTGTTACATTGCCCGCCACAATTAGAATCGTCATAACAGTTTGTACTACCTTTTTTACAGTCACTTGGTAAACATTCTCCATCCAAACATGCCCATTGCTGAGGTAGCGGAGAATTATTATTTATTTGTTTATATACGCTATAAATGGTTGCGGATGCTACTATGACAATTAAACCGCCAACAAGAAAATATTTGGTTTTAGTAGGTAAATCTGCCTTTATTGTTTGTTGATATAAAACTATTGATACTGTAAATAACAGAATTAATAATATTAGCATTATAGAGACTTTCATTATTTATTATTATATTCTAAATAATAATAAATAATGAAAGTCTTCAAAAAAACCAAACGATTATTTCTCATACTAGGACTACTCTTATTGGCTGTAATCGTATTTTTGTTAATATACCTTCAATCATCATCTAGTGGTTCTAATCCTCCCACAAGAATGAATGCTAAAAATTTGTTTAACGATACATCAAATAATTCTCCAATAGGCGGATTTCTTGCGCATATGATGGAACCAGAAGATTTTGAAAATATAGTCAAAAATGACAGTCTTGATATATCAATAATGACTGACTGTGCTTCCGTGAACAGACATACATGTTCAGCATGGACATATATGAGAACAGATTTACCACCAATTCTTTTTATTATTCCTAGCAGTGACACGCCAACATGTGGTGTAATGATAGATCCAGTTGCGGCGTGGTCGTTAATTACCACAATGGGTGTTATAGACTCAGCAACTGATTCCAGAAGTTGCTGCTCTAATGAAACAACCGTGCCTAACATGGTTAGATGGCCAAATGATGTAAACGGTTGTATTGGTAAAATATTAGAGTCTAAATATCGAGGTAAATACACAAATTATGCTGTATATCAGCAAAGTGCAAATTCTGGAGGATCATGTCCAACAGAATGCTCTGAAGATGATTTATTTTGTAAATATAGAAATTCCGGAGGAGGTACTGATTTCTTTGATATGGTTAATTGGCCAGGATGTTACGATGGTTCTTATGATAACTGTTTTGATTTTACACCAATAGATACAAGTCAAGTACCTGAATCTATTAAAAAAGATGCTCCTGGAGCCGCAGGATTTTTAACATTGCAAATCACAAGCGAATGTAAAAGCTGTAGCAAACCGTATTTATGTGTTACAAAAGATCCACCTAATGAGACAGCGTTGAGAGAACCGGTTGAAGAAGAAAAACAGTTTTCTGGGTATGTTGATCCATATGGAGGTAATTGGACTAACCTATATATGCCAAACGGATATGAGAAATATAGTAATGTTATGATTATGACTAGACAATGTAAGTTTGAGAAAACCGACTGGAATGCATGGGTAGATACATTAAAAAACTATTATAGTACAATTTTAAAGGGAATGAATGCAGATAATACATACCAAGATTCTTCTTATAACTGGCAAATTGCAAATCCAGATAAAAACTGGACTTGGTTAGAAAATGAAGTAAATATATATGTTAACCCAAATAAAGATTCTGATGTTCATAAAAATCAACAAAAAACATTTATTAATAGTATTATTGGGTTTTTCTATGTAGGCACCACATGCGAAGAGCAATTAAGTTCTCTTAATGGTATTACAATACAAGGTGATTCTGGTCCATATTATAATGCAGATGATAGGTGTAATGGATTTTGGGGCACGGATGGAGATTCTCGTCGAACTACAGAGAATAAAAGAATGAAACAATCAGAAACAGCTGTTATAAACATTGTAAAATGGTTTAACAATAAATATAACAAGAATACTGTTGGGTATGAAGCATCACCAATATCAAATTCATTTGTGGATTACAAAACTTGGAATCAAGCACGAACAGTAGGGTCTGGAATCCAGTTCGACCAATTATTCCGACAAATTACCAATTAATCTTTAAAAAACTTAAATTAAAAAATGAATTTAAGTTGATACTTTTGTTTATAAAACAAACAATGGAGAAGTACACATTTTTTCCGTATAGCTGGCATATGGACGAAGACGAAGAAGACGTTACTGCAATGAGGGTTTACGGTCTTGACAATAACAACGAAAACGTCTGCGTTCGCATAGATAATTTCACACCTTTTGTATATTTAGAGCTACCGGAAAACGTCCCATGGACAGCCAGCAAGGCACAGCAAGTTGGTAACAAACTCGACACAATGTTAGGAGACCGGAAACCTTTAGTAAAGAGACTAATGTATAAGAAAAGGCTTTACTATGCACATTTGGATCAGAAAGGTCGTCGAAAAAAGTTCCCATATTTGTTTCTATCGTTCTCTCATCAGTCCGACATTCGCAACATGTCGTACAAGATCAGGCGCCCATTAAACATTATTGGTATTGGGAATATTAAGGTTAAGATGCACGAACAGGACGCGTCTCCGATTCTACAGTTTGTCAGTTACAGAAACGTGTCCACAGCTGGTTGGATAGACTTTGTCGGAAAGAGAATAGGAAAAGATGATCAGATTACTCGATGTGATCACGAGTTTAAAGTTAGGTGGAAAAATGTAACACCGAATACAATTCCGACTGTTGCGGCACCTTTGATTATGGGATTTGATATTGAGGTCAACTCAACGAATCCATCAGCAATGCCAAAAGCTGAGAAACCAGGTGATAAGGTTTTCCAAATATCTTGTGTGTTATTTCGTCATGGAGATGACGAGAAGAATATGGAGAAATGTTTGCTGACTTTGGGAGAACCAGATCCTAAAACTGTTGGAGAAGACACAGAGATCTATATGTACGAAACGGAACACGATCTTCTGATCGGGTACACAGAGTTTATACAGGAAAAGAATCCGAATATCATTGTGGGATATAACATTCTTAATTTCGATATCCCGTACATGATTGATCGAGCCAAGATGAATTACTGTATCTTTGATTTTGATCAACAAGGATTCAACAGATACGGTCATGCAAAGGAGAAGACGATTAAGTGGTCTTCTTCTGCATATGGTAACCAAACGTTTCAGTTTCTGGATGCAGAAGGACGGTTGTATGTCGATCTTCTTCCTCTAGTGAAGAGAGATTACAAGATGGACAACTACAAATTAAAGACAATTTCGACATTCTTTCTGGGGTGTGTTGACCCAAATACACCAATTTTGACGTGGGGTGGATCTAAAAAATTAGCTAAGGATATACAGATCGGAGATGAACTTATCGGTGATGATGGAACAAAAAGAACAGTTCAAGATATATGTGAAGGTGTTGATGATATGTATGAAATATATCAACATAAATTTGATAATTATATTGTCAATAGCCAGCATATACTAACTTTTAAGATATCAGGTCATTGTAGTATATATTGGTTAGACAAGAAGAAAATGTGGACTATGGGTTGGCTTGATATGAACAAAAGAAAATTTAGATTTAAATCAATGTCTACAACAAGAACTACTAAAACCAAAGAAGACGTATATGAAGATATGGTTAAATACAGAAATACATTGGATACTAATGATATATTGGAAATAAAAGTAAAAGATTATTTGACATTACCAGATTCTGTTAAGAATAAACTGAAAGGGTATAAAACATCTGGGGTTCAATGGAAACATCAGGATGTTCCGATAGATCCATATATATTTGGGATGTGGTTAGGGGACGGGGACAGTGATGGACGGGGTTTTGCAAGTCAAGACAAAGAGCTTATAGAAAAATGGGAATCGTGGTGTTCCAATAATAATGCCAAATTCGAGCATAGTAAAAGATATAATTACAGAATTAAACATATCTCTGGAAAAAGATGTACACCACCTTTAAAAACGATATTAAAAAAGCATGAATTATTTAATAATAAACATATACCTAGTATATATCTTCAAAATGACCGAAAAACACGATTAAGTCTTTTAGCTGGTCTTATAGACACAGATGGGTATGTCGGGAGTAATGGTCGATGTATTATTATCACCCAAGTTAGAAAAGAATTATCTGAACAAATATTATATCTAGCTAGATCATTAGGAATGTCTGCTTTTTGTAAAAAAAGACATACTAAATGGACTTGGAACAACGAGACTAAATATGGGTATGCATATGAAGTAGCAATTTCAGGAGAAGGTTTAGAAGATATACCAACCATTTTAGGATATAAAAAATGTTTAAAAAGACAACAAAAGAAAGATGCACTTGTCAGCGGTATTAAAATTACTCATATTGGAAAAGGTCCATTTAATGGATGGCAAATTGATGGAAACGAACGATTTTTATTAGGAGATTTTACTGTTACTCATAATTCAACAAAAGATCCTCTGTCGGTTAAGGGAATCTTCAAGTGTTACAGAATCGGTATCAAGAATAAGGACGGGGTATATTCGCGACAAGCGCAGAAAGCAATGGGTATTGTCGGAAAATATTGCCTTTGTGAAAACACAAGAGTTTCCGGTAAACACGGCTCTATTCCTATTGAGAACCTTTATGGAGAAAATTTAGAAGTTCTTTCTTGGAATGAAAAGACCGACAAATTAGAGATATCTGTACAGTCTAACTTTTTCGACAACGGTAAGAAAGAATGTATCGAACTAGAGCTGGAAGATGGCCGTACTATCATATGTACTCCGGATCATAAATTAGTTACAGAAAATGGTTGGATTAATGCTGATGACATTCCTGTTGGTGGAAAAGTTAAAGTTGGTCCCATTCTTCCAGAAGTAGAGTTAGATACAAATGAAACTATATATGCTCGTGTACTTGGGTATATGATTACAGATGGACACATTAGTAAACAACGATGTGTCGGGTATTTTGGAAATTTATTAGATGCACAAGTGTTTTGTGATGATATTAAAACTCTTTGTGGTATTAAACCTGAAATTAGAAAAAAGAGTTTAGATAATTGTTGGTTGGTTAGTTTACCTAAGAATATGAAATATAAACTATTAACAGAAAATTGGATTAAAGGCGGTAATCGTACAGGAAGTAAGGAATTACTACCAGATGTATCTAAATGGAGCAAATCTCAGATTAGAGAATTTATTGCAGGTATGTTTGGGGGTGATGGTTGGTGTCCTTGTTATAACAAAGGAGATGATAAGTTTACACCAATTGGTCTTACTCAATCAAGAAATAATAAGAATGATATTGACGAATATGTGGAGAAACTATCTAATATGTTAAAAATGTTTGATATTAGCTCTAGTATCAGAATAGCTAAACGTGATAATTTGTTTATTGGAAGTTTATCGCTGAGTATGCATGATATTGAAAAATTTGTCACTACTATTGGTTATCGTTATTGTTATCATAAAACAATTCGATCATCCATTGCGACATTTTATTATAGAATTAAGAATAAAGCTATTCGTGCTTACAAACAATTTTATGACCAGGTAATCACATCCGATATGTCAATAGCAGGAGCATATAGAGAATATGTTAATCGTTATACATACGCTCCGACATACGGAACTATGAAATCATGGGCACGGAAAGGCTTTCCGACTGGGCGCCCAGATCAAGCATGTCGTAGTTTCCCTAAAGTTGGGCAGTTTCTTAACCGCATAAATGTAATAAAATTATTCGAAGGAGACGATTACCATTCATATTCTTTGGATAAAAATTGTGATACTTTACCAACTTTTGAATTATCATTGATTTCGAAAAAGAGTGTTGGTATTAAGCAAGTATACGATATAACAGTTGAAGATACTCATTCATTCCTTGCTAATGGGATTGTGGCACACAACTGTGTTCAGGATAGCGCTCTTGTTATTCGTTTGTTTAACAAACTACAGACTTGGATTGGTCTTTGCGAGATGGCTAAAACTTGCAATGTACCGATCTTCTATCTGTATACACAGGGTCAGCAGATCAAGGTTTACTCACAGTTGTACAAGTATTGTTTTACAGAAGATACAAAAGTTAGTTTAGTTCATGGAAATGTTCCTATCAAAATGTTGGAGAAAAATAAGGATAAGGTGTTATCTTGGGATGAAAAAACTGATCAAATCATTCAATCAAAACAAGTTCGATTTTTTAATAATGGAAAACACGACTGCATATCTCTAGAGTTCGAGGATGGAAGAACTATAACATGCACTCCTGATCATTTATTTGCAGACACGAATGGAAAATGGATTAAGGCATTTGATATAAAACTTGGTTCTAGAGTAAAAATAGGTCCTGTGTTGCCAGATGTTTCTATTGATACATATGAAACTATATTAGCTAGAATACTTGGTTATATTGTAACTGATGGACATATGAGCAAACATCGTAACAAAAGCTGTGCTTTTTTAGGTACTTTGTTAGATGCTGATATTTTTGCTAATGATATTGAAAAATTATGCAGATTTAAACCGAAAATTAAGAAAGATACTTGTAAATCTAATTGCTTTACTGTAGGAATACCAGTAAAAGTGGTTGATATGATCAACAACATTGATGGTATTTATTGTGGTAATAGAACAACCAGTTCAAACACTTGTTTACCCACGGATTTAGCATATTGGAATAAGGATCGATTACGTGAATTTTTAGGTGGATTATTCGGAGGAGATGGGTGGTCATGTAGTTACAATAAAATAACTAATTCATTTACACAAGTAGGGTTTACACAGTCTAGAACAGGTGAAAATTGCTTACAAGATTATTTTCAAATATTAGCATCATGCCTTGAAAAATTTGACATTCAAAGTAAATATAATATAATTCTGAAAAATAATAATTATGTTGGGTCTCTGATTATACAGGGTACTCAGAATTTATACAACTTTGTTGATAAAATTGGATATAGATACTGTTATAACAAGACAATGAGAACATCTGTTGCATATATGTATTATAAACTGAAAGATCGGGTTAAAAAGGATAAGCAAGACCTATTTAACAGAATATTATCTCTCAAAAATAGTGGATTAACAATAACAATGGCATATAAAAAGGCTATACAGAATATACCGACATCTGAATATATGCCTACAGTAAAATCGTATATCAGATACATAAAAAATGGGTTTGTCCCACACACAAATATTGTTAGTTATAAATTTATAAAGGTATCAGAATTTATAGAACTTACAGGAAGTAATAAATGTTTTATGAACGAAGAATCATACCATTCTCACCAAATAACAAAAACACAGACATATATACCAACTTTTAGTCTAAAATTAGTTGGAAGAAAGGAAGAACTAAAACAAACAGTTTATGATATTGAAGTGGAAAATACCCACTCTTTTATGGCTAACGGTGTTGTTGTTCATAATTGTATGTACAAGAATTTCGTTGTCGAAAAGGATGGGTATGTTCCAAAGGACAACGAGCATTATGTCGGAGCAACGGTGTTTGAACCAAAGGCAGGTGTGTACGACAGGGTGATACCGTTCGATTTCGCATCTCTGTATCCAACAACGATCATTGCGTACAACATCGATTATTCTACTTTGGTCACCGACCCAAGTGTACCTGATTCTGATTGTCATGTGATGGAATGGGAGGATCATGTCGGATGTTTAACGAAAGGGACTAAGATCACCTTAGGAGAATACTCTATGAATATTGAAGATTTAACAAACTATTCAGATAAAATTTTAGCTTATGATGGGAAAAATGGATTGGATTACTTCAATCAGACTAACTTTTTTGACCAAGGTATGAAAGAATGTATTGAACTAACTTTTAATGATGGTTCTACATTGAAATGCACTCCTGATCATCGTCTGCTTGTTGGTGATGGCCAATGGGTAGAAGCACAAGATATTAAATTATGTCAAGATAAAGTGAACATAGGATATTCTCCTCCTGTTTACGATATATCTGACAAAGTGTTAGTTATTGATGATTATGTTTTCAGGGGAAGAGAATTAATTATATTCTACAAATTACTTGGTTTGTTGTGTGCTGATGGTTATTGTACAAAAGGAAGAACGATCTTATATAGCGGACATCAAATAGATATTCAGAATATTACTAGGGATCTCGAGTATATTACAAAGGACAAAAAGTCGTATTCCATACGCAAGGAAAATTACGGATGGGGTATAGTGATTAAAGGTCGTTTTGGTGAGATTCTTAGAGATTTAGATGGAATGTTATGGGGTAAGAAATCAACACAGAAACGAACTTTACCATCAATTCTAAAAAATGCGAGTAAAGGAGAATTGTGCGCCTTCCTAAGTGGGTTAATGGGTGGAGATGGTCACACATTTTCTTTTTCAGAAAAAGCACAAAGCTTGGGAAGTATTAAGTTATCGTGGACATCTGAAGACGAAAATATATTAGACCCCATATTTAACCAATTACAAGAATATTTTACCAAATGCGGGGTTCAGACATCAGTATATCGGATTAAAACACAAACTTTTATAGGAATAAAGTCAGAGGACACACTCAAGTTTCAAGAAAAGATAGGATTTTCTTATTGTGTCCATAAATCTATGAGGCTAGAAGCTGGTTGTTCTTACTTAAGATATAGAGAAAAAACGTGGGAGCAACAGAAATATATTGTCGAACGTGTCAGTGAATTGAAAACAACAATGTCGTTAGAAGACGCTACAAAAAAGGTCGTAAATGATGTTAAGACTAATTTTCCAGTATATAATGAATATTATGCCAATCCATCGAAAAGTCAGATAATTGATCTACTAAGGGCTAAGAAAAAATGGGATAAGCCAATGTTCTCTAGAGAACATTTTCCAGGTCCTATCGAATATATGACAAAAATCAATGCTTTGAATATTTTTGATTCTTATGGAGTAAATAAGGAAGAGAAATCACTCCCGTGTATACAAAAGACGGTGATATACAAACAGAATATAGGAATACAGCAGACTTACGATCTGGAAGTAGAATCATCTCACTCGTTTGTAGCAGATGGGATAGTTGTTCATAATTGTGAGCATGACAAGTCTGTTCGAAAAACAAAACCAAAACATGTTATGTGCGACAAACGGTATTTCCGATTCCTTAAAGAACCGAAGGGTGTTATGCCTACTGTTCTACAAAATCTGTTGGACGCACGCGCTCATACCAGAAAACAGATTAAAGTTATTAATAAAATTCTTGACAAAAAAGATATAGATGAAAAAGAATGTAAGATGGTTGAAGAACTTATTCCAGATGTTCTAAAAATACTAACTGAAAAGAAGAAAATTGCTACACAACGCAAGGACGAGTTAAAAACTCTCACAGAAGTATTGGAAAAACGTCAGCTTGCTTACAAAGTATCAGCAAACAGTATGTATGGTGCTATGGGTGTCACACGTGGATACCTTCCATTTATGCCAGGTGCTATGGCTACAACTGCTATGGGACGAAAGAATATTGGAATAGTCGCAGAAACTATCCCCAAGAAATTTGGAGGAAAACTTATCTATGGTGATACCGATACATTATTACCTGATTCCCCCCTTATTGTAAAAAATAAAAATGGTGATATTGAATATAGAACGATGGAAGAATTAAGTAATGGTGATTGGAAACTTACTATCACCGGCAAGGAAATTTCACCATCCCAAGACGGCCTATTAGTATGGAGTGATGTAGGTTTTACACCAATAAAATATGTCATTAGACATGCTATAACAAAACCTCTGATTAGAGTTACTACTCATGTTGGTTCTGTTGAGTGCACTCTAGACCACTCACTACTATGGGAAAATGGAGAAGTAGCCAAAGCAAGTGATGTGAAAATTGGGAGCAAACTTTGTATATCTGAAATGCCGTTGCCTATTGATACACCCGAAACTCCTATTTACCCAAACAACCTTACAAATGAAAAAATAAAAGAATATATTATTCCGGATGTTTTCCTATGTGATAGTGGTTTATCAGCGGAATTGGCATTTGCATGGGGTTTATTTTATGCTGATGGTTCTTGTGGTAAATATGGAACACCATCTGGTATCAAAACATCGTGGGCTATTAATAACAAAGATGATACATTGCTGGATAGATGTTTGAATATTTTGAATAAACATGAACAAGACTTAAATTTTATTATCATAGATACTATGAAATCAAGTGGTGTGAATAAATTAGTACCAAGATCTAAAAATACGTATGGATGTATTGTTCCTTTTGTCAACAAGTATAGAAATATGTTTTATGACCAACGAAGAAGTAAAAGAATACCCAACATCATATTTAATTCTCCATTTGAAATTAGACAATCATTTTTTATGGGGTATTATGCGGGTGATGGAAGTAAAAAAGATCCAGCTATTTCTTGTAGTAATAAAGGAGCAATTGGGTCTGCCGGATTATTTTATCTTATGAAAACTATTGGGTATAAAGTTAGTGTAAATGTTAGAAAAGATAAACCAAATATATACAAATTAACAGGTTCAACTCCGAAAGAAAAATTTAGGTATTGCTCAAATCAGGTTAAAAAAATAGAACCAACTAGTATTCTCAATTCTATAATTCCATTGGAAAAACCAATTGATTTCATACCACAGCCAGAGTATATTTATGACATCGAAACAGAAAACCATCATTTTGCCGCTGGTGTAGGTCAATTAGTTGTACATAATAGTAATTATATTGTTTTTCCGCATTTAGAAACAGCCGCTGAAAACTGGGATCATGCTCTTCATGTTGCAACCGAGATGACAAAGATGTTTCCTGCACCAATCTGTCTTGAATTCGAGAACGAGATTTATTGGAGATTTTTTATTCTGACTAAAAAACGTTATATGTACAAAAAGTGTATGCGAGATGGTGTTGTCGATGAGAAAATTGGCAAGAAAGGTGTACTACTAGCACGTCGTGATAACAGTATGTTTATTCGTAACGCATACGAAACCCTGATTATGATGGTATTTAATAGAAAAACTCGCGAAGAAATTCTGTTTTATATTATCGATATTATTAATAAACTATGTAGCCACTTCTATTCTTATAAGGATTTCATTGTCACCAAGTCAATTGGTAGCCATGGAGGTGGACAGGTAGTCCCTTTTATCAACGAAAAAGGACAGAAAAAAGGAAAAATGGGAGATTATACTGTTCCATTGTTAAGCACTGAACCAAAGGAACGTGAACGTCAGTTTAAACTAAAGAATTGTAATAACGCAAAAGATTACTATACCCATTGTTTACCTGCTGTTGTTCAACTGGCTGAACGTATGAGACAACGTGGTCAGCGTGTTGATCCTGGTACACGACTTGAGTACGTGATTTCCGATCAAGGAGGTCACAAAGCCAAACAGTATGTAAAGGTTGAAGACGCCATTTATTTTTCTCAACATAGCTCTGTACTAAAACTAGATTATATGTATTACATGAAATTAATGGCAAACCCATTCGACGACGTTCTTAATGTTCTATATAATGTGGATGATGGTTCAAAAAATGCTTTTCAGAAAGATTTTGTTCTTAAACAGTATAAGTTTCGTTTAAATGTTAGGACAAAAGTTTTGAATGAACTAAAAGATCTTATAGCTCATACTGTAACTTTTGGAAAATAATTATGTCCATAAATAAATTGAATATAAATTTATTTATTCTAAAATAATCAAAATGTCAGATGCATGCTTTTTATGTCTAACGAATACCAGAATTAAACAATGTGTGCGGTGTAACCTACGATCACACCACAAGTGTTGGAAAAAGTATTTAGACTCAGTTAATATCGAAGAAACAGCAAAATGTCCTCAATGTTCTGCAAAAGTCAGAACTAAACCGGTAACACGTTTACGAACTCGCATGACGGAAAAAAAGGAAATAGTTGCCCACATCAAAAATCTTTTGACCAAGTCGGAACTAACTTTTGGAAGACTCCAAAAGGAAATAGTTGCTACTGAAATTTTTGATTATCTTTTACTACATATTAATTTTGTTTACACCCACAAAAAGTTTGAGGTTACAGTTCAACAGAAATTGAAGGAACTGTATTTTGAAAACCACTGGGAACCTGGAAAAGATTTTTATTTTCGGATGTTCAAAACTAGTATTTCACAAGAATAATTTTGATTTATAAATCTTATATCCAAAAAGAATATAAGATGAGTACAAAAGAAGAAAAAAAGTATAATCAACTCCTTATGGAAAGACAAGGACTTTTAGACGAAGCAGAACGATGGAAACGCGGACTTCTTGTTCCTAATAAGAGATTAGGACTTTGGGCTTGTTCTACATATATAGACGAATTATTGTATATTCGTCAGGGCATTGAAAAGGAAATAACCCAGTATGAAATTACATTTAGAGTACATTTTTACAAAAATATTCGAAACATTCTACCTGAAGATACTATTTATCATATCGTTTCTTTTGGTGATATTATCGATAAAACAGCATTTAACTTGTTAAAATAATATCAGGAACGAGGCAGGCGAGAATTTTTAGCATTAGCATGTCTACTAGCTTTCCTATCATTTTTACTAGATTTTGATTCAACTTTTTCACTCGGTTCTCCTGCTTCCTTTTTAGAAGGGGTTGCTGTTCTACCCCATCTCTCTGTTTTTTCCTTCCATATCCATATTGAATGAACTTTCCCACCTCGTTGAATCTCATAAGTTTGTTTCTTCTTTCCATTGGTTAACAGCCATGTATTCATTTCATAGTGTTTCTGAATAAAACCAACAGGTATTTTCGTATCTGATTCGGATAATGATGTATAGATTACACAAATAGACATTTTCTAAATGTCTATTTTTTTCTTTATAAATATCTTTACCCGATCCTGTAAACAACTATAGATTGATTGGGATTTTTATTTTTGGAATATGTTTTATCACAATCTGGACATCTATTTGATATATAAATTGCCGTAAATATTAAAACAATAGTACTAATAACTAGGATAATTAAATAAACTTTTTCATTGTTTTCTAACATTTCTTTCTTTTTGGTAACATTATATTATTATACATAAACCCAATTCATTAATTTTTATGATAGCACCATTATCTGTTCAGTAGACATATTCTTATTACTGTCAATAGTAACAACAAAAAATCCAGCACCGATACCAGCATTTCCTCCAGCTGTACATGCTGGAGATCCTTTACAACATCCTCCTCCTCCACCAGATGTTATGTGAGTACATAAATTTCCGTCCATTTTATCACAAGTAGTAGTATGTACATGTCCTGCAGTACTAATAACAGTTGCTGCTTTATTAATACTAGTAAATAAACTACTCATAGGTTCTTCTAAATCATCATAATGTTGTGCTATAATAATATTCTTGTACGGTGTGTTTGTTGCTCTATATTCTATTAATTGTTGACCAGCTTTTGATATAGCTGTTAATTTATTTGTCATATTAGTGTTTCCACTGCAATTTTGTTCAACTTTAAATCTTCCATTATTATCACCACCAGTGGAATCCGAATGCCCGTCACCAGTCTGTGATGTAACTATAATTTCTAAATTTAGATCATCAATAGTGTAATGATATCCAAAATCTGGTAAATAATAATTTTCTGAAATAGTAGTTGGTCTATACCCACCTTTGTCAGCGTTTAATTGATTGCATTGATATTTTTGTCCATTAATTACCTTTACATCTGGGTTGCTTGAAGGACATACACAATTTGGATCACTATCTCCCCAATCATGATTACCCATACAAGCAAGCCATTTGTAATTACATAAATCTTTGTAATATTCACTCCATTCAGTTGTAAACATATTACTATCGTCTTCCAACCCTGTCCAATAAAAATTGTCTCCTACAGTTAATACAAATAATAAGTTTTTATTTTTATTATTATTATAATATTCAAGCATTTTTTTAGCAACAGCTCTTTGAGCGTTGTTACATCCTGTCTGATTTGTCCCCGCCCCCCAATCTCCAAGAATAAAAAAATAATTATCTTTTGTCTTATCAACTTTAATTCCCAGATGATTATCTGTTTTGTCATAATTAAATACATATCCAGATGGAGATGGAGGTGTTGGTGGTGCTTTACATAACGCAGTATTACATTCTCCACATCCACCTCCACCTTTATTTGTACAACAACGTGGTGTTGGTACATTATTTTGACATTGATCATCTGAACAAAAATAAGAACCGTCTTTGAAGCATGTATTTTTACAACAGGACTTTTCACATTTACCACCTGGACCAAAAGGATTTCCGGATTTTAGACAATTTGATGGATTAGGTGTTGTACATTTATTACCTACACAAGAGGTACAACCACCAGAAGCTCCAGAACAATCCGATTGTTCTGTACAATGATCATCACATTGAGTTACAGGAATCGGTTTTGTATCTTTGTATGATGTTTGACCGGCAGGTATGTTTCCAAGAAGTTCCCAATCTTTTCCTTCTACACGTCTGTACATATTTATTGTATAATTTCCTAACGGTTTTAAAGTAAATTCAGGATTTTTACTTTTATCGTTTTTAGGTCCGAGTGATAGTATCGGGCTTTTTTTGCTTTCTTTTCCATTATATACATATGTATATGTATAGTCAGTTTGGGGCCAATAAGATTCCGAATTTCCACAATTCCATATAGTAACAACTATACCAGTTAGAAGAAAAAACCCAATTACACCAATCAAAATACTTTTGTTCATATTGTTTATTTTATACATTTATTAATTAATAAATGTATAAAATAGTAATCTTTACATTTAAAGATACATGAAAATTAAATATAAATAATATGGAGTCTGATAAGGAAGTTATCAGCCGATTAAAATTTATTGGAAAAGTACAAAAAGGTGAAAAAATAAACGTCAAATATATGTTTGTTCAACCCGAAGGAATCGCCACTAGAATCTCACGTACACTTATACACCAAGATAATCGCTCGAACACATTGAATTTTCTTCGAGGAACTATAGCACGTACATTTGAAATAATATCCACCTATACAACATCAACAAAAGAGTCTCACCGCCATATCAGCATACATGTTATTAATGATCTTAGACAGGCTAAAAATGGACTAAATAACTTAAAAGATACTTATTTGGACGACATAAAATTTACATGCGATATCGACACTTTACTACAAGAAATAGACGCAAAGTTAGCTGAAATCGCGCCTGATGTAGAAGAATTGGGACTCTGATGATTCGTAATAATTAGTATTTAGAAACGGACATTTTAATTAATAAATGATTAGTCAAAAAATAAACGAAGATACACTATGGATTGCTTCGTTTGATATAGGAAGTGTAAATTTTGCCTTTTATATTGAAGAAATGAACCGAAAGAATCTAGAAAGTATAAAAAATATATCTTCCAATAAAAGATATAACGACAATGGGACACCGACAAAAGAAATGAAGAAAATTTTAGATGCTATCTATAAAAATGGTAAAACTATCTTACACAAAAACAGCGATATATCAAAAAACTGCGTAAAAGGTAAAAAACTAGATCCCAATACATTTCACAATATGACAGATCTATTAGACAGTTATTCTGAATATTGGGATAAATGTTGCTGTTTTGTTGTAGAAGCCCAAATGAACTTTGGTAAAATGAAAAGTAACCCAAAAGCTCTAAAACTTGGCCATCACTGCCAAAGTTATTTCTTGTTTCGGTATGGTAGATTTAAGGAGGTTGTTGAATTCCCTGCATACCATAAAACACAAGTTCTTGGATGCGAAAAAATAAAAGGTAAGCCATGTAAAAACGGAAAATATAGATGGAAATCTATAGATAAACCAGCTAGAAAAAAATGGAGTGTGGTAAAAGCAAAAGAAATACTAAAATATAGAGGTGAAGAAGAAGTTTTAGAAAAAATAAAAACAGTTAAAAAAGCAGATGATCTAGCAGATACACTTCTTCAATTAATGAGCTTCAAATATCTTTGTTTTGTAGATAAAAGCATATAAGCATCATTATTTTTAATTACTATTCAAATTACTAACTATATTTATTTTTTTTTTTATATTCATTATAAAATAAATGTCATTTCGTGTAAAACCAATAACAACCGCGAGTAGTTATACCGAAGGCAACCAAATGGACGCAATTGCGTTATTTGGGGGTCCTTTAAATTATACAGTAGGTAACCCATCCATTGGAAATGGGTTAGTATGGAATGGGACATCTTGGACATTAGGAAATTCTGGTGGCGGAGGAGGAGTAACTGGACCTACTGGTGCCACTGGTGCCACAGGTCCTACTGGTGCCACAGGTCCTACTGGTGCTACAGGTCCTACTGGTATGACAGGTCCTACTGGTGTGACAGGTCCTACTGGTATGACAGGTCCTACTGGTATGACAGGTCCTACTGGTGTGACAGGTCCTACTGGTGTGACAGGTCCTACTGGTGTGACAGGTCCTACCGGTCCTACTGGTGTGACAGGTCCTACTGGTCCTACTGGTGTGACAGGTCCTACTGGTCCTACTGGTGTGACAGGTCCTACAGGTCCTACTGGTGTGACAGGTCCTACCGGTCCTACTGGTGTGACAGGTCCTACCGGTGCTACAGGTCCTACTGGTGTAACTGGTCCTACCGGTGCTACAGGTCCTACTGGTGTAACTGGTCCTACAGGTCCTACTGGTGTGACAGGTCCTACAGGTCCTACTGGTGTGACAGGTCCTACAGGTCCTACTGGTGTGACAGGTCCTACAGGTCCTACTGGTGTGACAGGTCCTACAGGTGCTACAGGTGTAACTGGTCCTACCGGTCCTACTGGTCCTACTGGTGTAACTGGTCCTACCA